AGGGCGAAACCGGCCTTGCCGTAAGACAGCTCGCGGGCCATGAGGTCTTCCATGGAGAAGCGCCGGGGGTCTGTAGGGGTACCAACGAGCTGCGGACTCTTCTCCAGGGCGGTCACGATGGACGGAGCTAGTTTGCCACCGTAGTTCTCCACTTGTTTGGGGGTGGGGAACAGGGCAGGCCAGATGCGAATATCGTAACCCCTGGCCGGGAGCTGGGTGTACAGCGAGAGTTCTGTTTGGGGTGTGCCCAGGTAGGTGATAATACCACCGGGCTTGATGATGGCGTCGTATTCCTTGACGGCCTCTGCCAGCTTGTCCCGCTGGGTTTGGGTGAGCGCGTTGTTTGGAACTTCCACGTCATCTGAAATTATCTCATTGGCGCGGGCACCGGAGAGTTGTGAGGTAATGCCCTTGCTGGTAACGCTCGGGGCCTGGTCGGCCGGAGCGGGACCCACATCAAAGGACAGCTTGGAACACCGCTGGCCGTCCTGGGGGGACAGGCATTGGAGCAGGGGCATATCCAGGATGAGCCTGAGAATGAAGGTCGTGAAGTTGTCGGCACGGTCCTTGGAGGCCGAAGTCACTAGAAACTTCAGGAGCGGGTTGTTCCGCAGCTTCCACAGGACATAGGCCGCAGTCTCCCAAGATTTCCCTATACCACGAAAGGCCTGTATCCCGCGCCGGTCAGGACCGTGCTGAAGGTAATTGGCCATATCAAGTTGGACCGGCGTGGGCCGGGGGAGATTGAGGTGTTGCCATACCGCGACCAGAAAGGCGCGGAAATCGGAGCGTAAAGGCTCGGGGAGCGGGGGAATTTGAAAACGAAGAGGCAGTCTGCCTTCTGCTGTCATGGTCCTCCATAGAAAAAGAGGCTGCCCCCAGCTAAACGCCGGTGTCAGCCTCTAGGATGGTTGATTACAAGGAAATGGGAACTAGTACCCGCCTCGACGGAAAACGCCCCGGATTCAGGGTTCACTACCCCCGAGAGCAGGGGATTTTGAGAAGGAAAGTTTACCGGAAGCGGCCCGTTTCAGCCCGGCTTGCCTAAGCTTCTCCCGTGTGCTTTCCGTAATCCTCGGGTTTCTACCCATACGGAAGGGAAACAAAGGGCAGGGAGTAGCGCCAGGAATGGGTTCATCGCCCGCGCAGGTGCGCACTTCTTCAGCGCCAGAGCCTGCCTGACATTCTTCATGGCAGTAATATTTTATAATTTTTGTGGGGGTGTATTTTCCTGTAGCGGGCCGCTTTCCTTCCCTGTAGGCGTACAGCGGACAGGCGAGGTACGCGCACTCTTTAACTGCGAGGCTGTAATCCCCCTGACATTCCATGCAGAATTTGCGTATGGCCCGGCGGGCGCTACGGATTACGTCTTTACTGCTTGGCGTACTCCACGCCTCCGATGGTTATTGCATCCAGGTCTTCGGACGTGGGAATGCTTTTTACAAGATTCTGCATGTCCACGTTATCCTCGATCTGGCAGGATATGTTGTTGTCCTTCAGCAGTTGACGGGCCACATTAAGGTCGGCCGGAGTGGCCCGGCCTTCTCTGATACGGTCAATAAGTTCTTGGGCCAGTTGTCCATGCAGGGAGGCCAGGATGTCATCTGTTGCACGATTTATTTGTCACCTCCAACAAATTTGAAGAGTCCCACAAGCCCGGTGGACACCAGAATCCACACCACACGCTCCACCCATTTCCCAGTGGCTTGAGTATGCTCAATGCGACGGAGGCGTTTTTCCTGGTCGATGTGCCCCTGTTGCAGTGAGGCAATATGTTCTTGGGAACGTACCACTGTGACCATCAGGTCCTTGAGTTCACTGAGTGTGACATTGATGCCATTCAATGCGGCCTCCATGACGGCAAGGCGTCCTTCCCGGTTGCATTGGGATTGGTTATCTTCCATCCCCCTCCCCATAGCAGAAAAGCGAACAGTCGATGTCAGGCTCTTTGTGCCGTCCTGCAGATGTGGGGAGTTGGTCAAGAAAAACTCTCCCGCCCTTATCATGTAGGACACTGGCACCAATGGTACGTTCCAGCTGTGCCATACGTTGGAAAGTTTTTGGAAACACCCGTCGAACGCGGTTCCAGTAGCCCTTTCCCCCCTTGACGCATCCAATACAGTTATTGTTATTAAAGCCTAAGCGATACATGGCTGGAATAGGTATTCCCGCCTTACCAATAATGGTGAAGCAATCGGCCTTTGATAGCTGGTCATTAATTAGTGGCGTCAACAATACTACCTGCGGATTAAGCGTTCTGAAACGTTCTGCACGACCGGCCTCTTCGGAGGTGTAGCCGAAGACCTGAACATCAGGACACCATGTACTTTCAAAGATAAGACGTACATTCCTTTTCATGTGCTTTGTACATGGTGCGCCCTGTGGGCCGACAAGATAACGCTCCCTTTCCCACACATCCCAACAACTTACATATTTAGGACTTATCAGGTTGATTATAGGCACCCCAAACCAACGCTCACAATCCTTGGTGAATCGCCCGTTATCCGGGTGCTCGTTTGCCACCACACAGCGGGCAACCGCAATATCATATTCGCCGGTATATTGGGTAAGGCACCGTTGCACCGCTACTGCGGAAGCTACGCCACAAGAGAACCATACAACCATACGGGGGCGACGTATTTCGCTGGTGTGCATCACCTCGGCCCGCCCTTCTCCAGCTTCATAATGCGGAGCGCGGGAGGGAGCTGGCTACGGCACCATTCGGACTCATACGCCTCTCTACAGTGGCCTTCCCTTTGCCAAAAGAAAAGAGCGTCAACAAAATGCCGCGCCCTGTTCCACCGGGGGTAAGCCCGTTTCCTCCAACAGCGGGAGGAAAATGTTTCGTCAGCCCAGCCCCCAAGTATTGTGTTGAGAAGTTGGTCTATGGCAATGCCCACCTGGAGAAGGTGGTGCTTCAGTTTTTCCATGTGCCTCCTATATTAAAGTATGATGTGGTCCAATTCTTCAAATGAAGATGCGGCCTTGACGGCAGCTTCCTTTTCCCAATAACGCTGCTGCCACCAAAGTTGATGGTCGGCACCCGCTCTGCTGAGGGCAAGATATTGTGTGACGGTCAATTCCAGGACATGCGGTTCCTCGCCTATCCAGCCGCGCCAGACCTGACAGTAGCCGGAGTCCTCGGTGATGAGTGCCAACAAAGCCGCCGAGTTGGCTTTGGCAAAGTTGCCCTGGTCTTCCTCGTCATAGCTGAAGTGGTAGACGACACCGTCTATACCGTAGTCAAAGCCGCCCACAATAGCGTCATGGGTTTTGACCGCCAAGGAGGTAATAGCTTGTGTCCGCCGTTGCTCCAAAGTGAGCGCCGGGGGTTCGGAGGGAGTATTGCGCTGCCAGAGCTTCACATAGGGAAGCACGGCAGCCGCGTAATCTTCTTCCCCGGCCAGGGGGCGGTTGGGTGCGCCGTCCGTGTACTCCACATGGCCCTGACCATTATGCCATTGCAGGGCATGGAGTGTGGATTCATGAGCCGTGAAAGGGAAAAGACGGCCTTCACCATCAACAGCGATGTATCCATCGGCCGGGATAACTGTTACATGGGTGTATATAAGGTTTTCCTCCTCTTTCTAGAGTTTCATGAGGTAGCATAACGAATAATATGGGGGCAGGCTGGATGCTGCTGCGTTACTTCCAGAGTGTGTATGAGCGCCTCCACCTCCGGAGGTGGAGGGACCTGTGTAAAATGTGCGGTCGGGAAACTGCCAGTAGCCGTCTGTTCCTGCTGTTTGGGTGCCCATAACTACTCCATATGACGCACCTGAGCGTGTAGTGTTAGATATAAAGTGGTTATGGACGGGTATCTGCGCCGCAGCCAGTGTAGTTGCGCCGATAGTGAGTGTGTGTCCGTGCGAGGCCGCGCCGCCTGCGGACCCGGCAGGATACGCTCCCCCGCCTCCGATGATAAAGCGGTTCCGCAAATCCGGCGTGGTCCTTCGAACGCCATCCGGGCCGGTGTAGGTACCGCCGTCACACAGGGCATAGGAGGTATCCAGGTTCCCTGTGCGCCAGTTGATGGGGTGCTTGTTTCCCGTGCCACCCATGGCCCCGGCATACGGGACCACAAGTCCGGGGAGCACACCGCCACCCAGTACCGCCGTGTTGGCGAGGTCCAGGGCTTCCTGTGCGTCTTCCCTGGCGGCGG